AGACGAAGACGACGATGAACGGATGGATGAACGGGACGACGAACGGATGGATGAACGGTTGAACGAGTGGTTGAGTCAGTTTCGAGCCAAAAATCGATTGGGCGACCCCTTGGTCGGTCAGAAAGTGGTCGCCGAGATCAAACCAGGCAAGCATTTCGTGTTTGGCCATGTGACGGCCGTCTCGGACGAGGGCATGACAGTAAAAGTATCCGAGTTGCTGCTGGACGAGAAAGACGAGGAAGACGAGGACGGCGATGACGGCGAGGACAACGAACACGAAGGGTGCTACGAGTTCATTGTGAGTGATGTATACTCTCCGGAGATGTGTTTTACCGTCCAAGATTGGTGGTCTGTCGTCGATGACCCTCCGACGTGCGTGCTTCGGGAATTTTTTCGGTCCGAGAGGGGTGCCGTACAAATGGTACTGGACACGCAAAAACAAGCGCGGCACACCGCGTACCAGGTGCCGTTCGAGTGTGTCCGAGGCACGCCGCTGGACTGGACGTATGCCTTTGTCGGTCGCATGCTGTACGAGCTGAACGTGTTTGACCAGTGGAGTGTCATTCCGTTCTTGAAGGGCAAGGCCGGCACCGGCAAAAGCACGCTCGCGAAACTCGTGTCATGGTTCTACGCCTCGCACAACGTCGGTATCTTGTCGAACAACTCCGAAGCCAAGTTCGGTCTGTCGGCGATTTACCAGTCGTTGGTCTGGCTGTGCATGGAGGTCAAGAGCGACATGCAGCTGTCACAGGCGGAGTTTCAGTCGATGGTGTCCGGCGAGAACATGAACATTCCCATCAAAAACCAGACCGCGAAGAGCAACGTGATGTGGAGCTCCCCGGGCATGCTGTGCGGCAACGAGTCGGCACCGTGGTGCGACGCGGCTGGTTCGATCGAGAGAAGGGTGCTGTGGATTCTTTTTGATTATTCAATTCCGTCGGACAAAAGCGACATGAACCTCGACAAAAAGTTGAAAGGAGAACTGGGGTCGCTTATCGTCAAGGCAAATTGCGTGTACCGCGAGTTTGCCGCTCTTTTCGGCAACAAATCGGTGTGGGGGGCGGTACCTAAGTGGTTTACGGAGAACAGTCGAAAGCTGCGCACCGAGACCCAACCGGTCGCGGCCTTCATAGAGGACAACGAAACATTGCGTGTCAATATAACGTACTACATGCCTCTGAACGAGTTTCGCGACCAATTTTTGACGTACACGCAGAGCGTAGGGCTGAGAAAGGTGCGCTGGAACGCCGACCTGTACGGTAAGACCTTTGAAAACGAGGGCTTGAAGATCGAAAAGCAAACGATGAAGGCGTGGCCTCCAGGCGACGACATACTTGTTAGCAAAACGTGGTTGCTCGGCATCGGGCCAATGGATCACGCAAATGATTTTGAGGTAGGCGGACAGTGAACAGTGACACGGGTAACAAGATACAAACAAATACAAATTAATATGTAGGGTGTGACATTTTAATTTTTGATATGAAACATCTACATAAAAATCTTAGCCTACAGTAAATACCAAAAAGAAAAAAAACATGTCGACAAAAATTACGATCGGGATTTCTACGTTGATCGCCGCCACCGCTGTAATCGCCGTCACGATCGTCGGTATATTGTTCGCGCGCAACATCGCCAGTGTCGACAAGACCCTTTCCGAAAAGCACAACCTCGAGACCACGACTCGGGTGGTGGCCGGGCTTGCCTCCGCCGTGTGCTCAGGGGATGTAAACACTGACGAGTTTCTAAAGACTCTGGAAGGGGTACGCCTGTTCAAAGACCCCACCGTCCACTTTTTTGTGCTCGACAACAATGGCCGCTTAATTGCCGATGGTAGAACCCCGGTGCAGGACGGTGGCGCCGACCCGTCCGAGACCGACCTTGCACGCCAGCTGGTGCGGGTCGCGCTGGAGGACGGTGGGGGTTTCGTTCGATACAAATGGCTAAACTCCGCAACTAAAAAAAAGGATTACAAAACCACGTTTGTCATCGCTATTCCTGGCACGTCGTGGATTCTGGGTGCTGGATTTTATCAGTAAGAAAGAAAACAGACAGTAAGAAAAGGTGAAAGGCAACGACCAACAGGCTCAAACACAAACACGAAAGGTTGAACAAGCAAACAAAGAATCAAAGAAACAAAGATAAGAGTTTCTAAGTTTTCTGAGTTTCATTACAAGGTATCAGGTAATTTTTTTTGGAATCATGTTTTACAAACCAGGAAGTAGTTTTAAACAGCATATTGAGACTGTCGACACTGTTCGAAGTGTATGTGAAGATGTCACAAACTGGTTGGGCGATGAGATCGAGGACCTTCAGTCCATTGTGTACGAGGTGACGCTGAGGGTGTCCTACGACCAAGAAGACACGACGATCGCGGAGATGGGAAGGTGCTGCGAGGCGATCGGCATTGCCGTGCCGACGGAAAAGTTTGATCCCGCGTTTGGTAGTGTGACACCTGGGGGCTGGCGGCTTGCGTTGACAAAAGTGGCCGAACGAACGACGTGTTTGCACCGGCTGATGGACGAAATACAAAGTTGGTTCGACCATGAACGCACTGACGACGTGCTGCAGTGGGACAAAGGTTATGAGAGCCCCGAAGAGACACGGGAAGCGCTGGATCAGTTGCAAGAGTTTGTCGACGCTGTGCCAATTAAATTGTACGACATCGACCGAACCGTTTTTGTGCAGTGAACTGGTCAAAATCTATTTTTTTTTTATCTTTTATTTAATACAAACAAACCCCACATTCACCTTCTAGTTTTTTACAAAGATGGCTTGCAACCAAAACACCAACAACACTTGTGGTCGTGCTACCACCACCAGACATTATTGTCGGGGGAAGCACCGCAGTCGTGATCCAAAGCACCTGTCAACGGTAACCGTGGACTCCGTGTTGGACCTCGACATCTCCGCACACAAAAACTTCGACATTCACTTGCAGCACAATGGAGCGACCCTGCATTTTAAGCACCTCAAGACAGGGCGCAAAGGAATTCTGTGTGTACAAAACGCAACATCGAACGATCTTTCGGTAAAGAACGTGGACGCTTGTGGAATCGATGTGGCCACTTTTGGGGGAATTTTTCCGCTCACCATCGTCCCCGAGCAAATACTCTTTGTCGAGTACTACGCATCGACGCTGTCGCTCGTGTTGCGAATACGCCTGTCCGACATGGCGCAGGCGCTGGTGCTCCAGTCACTGGAGTTGGAGGGCACCAACGCGGCCGTCGCTGCGTTTCAAATTAATGTCACGAGCGCCGTTGGGTTCAACATCTCCGACTTCACCTACACGGTCTCCGGCACACCGACCACGTTCACCGTCAGCGACGCCACAGTTCAGACAAACGGCACGCTGCGCCTCGAGGGAGCGACGAACGACACCAATGATTGGTCGGTCGCAGACACGGTCGTGACGGTCTCGTACACTCCCACCCCTCAGTCAGACTGTGGGTCGACCGAGTCGTTTTCCCTGATGAACGATTGGGTTCAGGCATTCACAAGCACGGTCCAACTGGCGGCATGAACAACACGAGGAGCAACACGAGGAGGCAGTCCGGTTCCTGCAACACACACCAAAATAAATTTAGCACAAAAAATGTACTGTTTACAATCGTTGATCAACCAACCCGGGTCAACCAACAACAACCTCACGTTTTTCGTTCTGGAGACCCGTTGCCGCTCGCCGTGTGGACTCCACAAAACCAAACGCCATCTCGTTCCGGAACTGTGAGTCGCTTTTCATGTGAGTTGTTTGCTGTTGACTGGGGTCGCCGCTTAACGACACTCCTTCGAACATCCCCGCTCGCTTTACGTTGCGTGAGTCCGTGCGAGTAGGGTGCAGCGAACTGTGTATTATTTTTTTGTTCGGCTTCGACGGCAGAGGTTTGAGGTGCTTCATGGTGTTCTGTTTTTTGCGTCGAAATTCAGAGTCGACAGAAGTGTCCAACAAATACACTGCTCGCCCCAATGATTGCAGCAGCTCTTTCTTTGTCGAAGCTCGATGCTTTGGTTTTTCACCAAACTTTTGCACATGTGACTGTCCCAACGACTTGTAGCTGGAATGTGCGTTGTCCTCCACGCCAATGTTTACCTTAGATACCACACCCGGTTGCTGCGGACCTACCACGTTGGCGTTGGTGCGACGATTCCGAACTCCGTCGCTACCGAAGCTAGTCACCTTGGCTTGCTTGATTGAACCCAAACCCGACACGTTGTCCGCTGGTGCCGTGCTGGCGCTCTCTGAGACCCCGCGACTTGTGGTGGGAATAAAACTCACCTGTTTCAACTTCTGCTTATGCTTTCCGCTGACTACTCCTCGGTATGCTCGGGGAGCGGAAGCTTCAAACGCGTCCGAGCGATGGTTCACCGTGGCTCTACTGAGTAACGGAGCAGCCTCGTTGCCCTCAACTTGATGCATTGTCGTATTGTCTTGTTGGGTTGGAAGCCGGTATATCTTGTTTTGGTGAGTCTCTAGGTTCAGGCCTGAGTGGTAGTTGTGCCGGTGACCCTCAGCGATACCCCTATCGGTGTCAACGACTATCGGCAACACACGAGCGTGCTTGTCGGCGGGAGCATCGAACAGTTTTTCGCACGGTTTCAGGTCGTCGGTAGTGGTGACTGGCATGACAAAGTTTTGCTGGATATAACGCTCTCGCTGAGTGTTGAGGTTGTTAGAGCGATCCAGTTTAGGTGCCTCGCTTACTACGGTTTGCTTGGATCTCCAAGTCGACGACCCACCCTGCTTCTGGTCCAAACGGTTTCCCTTGTCCATGTTGCGGTAGTCGCCGTCCGGATCGGGCTTCGGTGGGCCAACTATCCGATACCGGTTGCCCTGCTCGTCCTCATGAACTTTACTCTGTTCACCGGTCAGGCGCGAGTTGTATGTGTTATCGGTAAACGCCGCGAGCGTTCCGGACGACGAGTGTGGAGGGTTCCACGCGAAGACGTGGCCACTGTGCATCATTGGCTTTAGTGTGGTGGAAACTTTTATCAGGGGTGGTTTTTGTAATATGGTTGACTTTACTGTGGTGTCATCCAACTCAGTTATGTTGATGTCATCGTCCGAGTCCTCTTGCAACACTGTCTTGTTGGAATATTTTTGATTGTTCCATACGGTGTTGTTGCTCATGTCGTCGGTGGTTGTTTTTTTTTTTAATTTATATACAACATTTTTTTTTTGTCAAATTTTTTCTTTTGGCCAACACTTCCGGGTGGGTCGGGTAAGGCGAAGACCGATAAAATCCACGCAACTCCCGAGCAAACTTACCCGTTAGTCCATGAAGCAATTCCAAAATCAGTCTGTTGGACGTCAACCAGTGATGCTCGACGTCCACGATGTCCTCATACAAGTATTCCCACTCAAACACGGGTCGCCGTTCCTCAAACGACCTCTGCAAGCACCGCTGCAGCTGAGACAGGCGGTTCACTTGGCGTTCTGATTGTTCTGATTGACTTTTTGATCGGCGCCACGACAACAGTTTCTTGTCGATGGCGCGGTGCAAATCGATCATGATATATTGAACGAAGCGAGTCACCACACCAAAAAACAAGCCCGTTGTTTGATGTGCAGCTGTGTAAAAGTACAGCGAAAACATAAACATGCGAAGGTCATGGGCTTCAGAAGATCCGGGATTTTTGTCCATGTAGTACGTGCCGCGAATGTACTCGCCGCTTTTGTGTCGAAAGCTTGACATGCCAAAATCGATTAAAGCAAGGCGGTAGCGAGTATCAAATCGCACGGTCATTTCATCGTGCTTATTAATCTGAATCGTCAGATTGTTCGAAGTCACTTCGGACTTGTACATGACATTGTTGAGTTTCATGTCGCCGTGCCGAAAATTCAAACTTCGCCAGTACTTTGACAACGCCGCGACGAAGACGGCTAGCGTGCCCAAAATTTCACGATCATTCACCTTCGTTTGAAACCAAGAATCCAACGTTCCAGCAAACTTTTCCATACCAACGATGTAAAAGTGCCGGCGAGTCGCGTCTTCAAACACACTGTGGATTTGAGGGGCGATTTTCGGATACTTTTGAGCGACCCCGTGGTGCTGAAGTTTGAAGTGGATCAACACTTCCGCGAAACGAGCCACATCACCGTTCTCGCCTTCCATGTCTTCCTCGTCGTTCGGGACTTTAAAAGCCAGTCCGTTCCGCGACTCGTAGACGTCGGCATAGGACCCGGCCCCCAAGTGCTTCACAAAGTTGACCCCGGTACCGTTTTTAACGTACATCATTCGCTGCCGATCACCCACTCGGCCCTGAAGAAAAGACGCCGCTAGCATTGCCGCAGTTATGTCCAAATGCGGCGCCGACAACGAAGCTAACAGTTGCGGAAGTAATTTCATTTTTGTTGTTTTTTTAAGGGCGAAGAAAAAAATATAATAGCAGTGTTCAAGATCTGGATTTTTTTATTTTGAAAAACTAGGAATAAAAAAAATCCTGGCAACTGTGTCAAGACAGGAATAATGAAATTGTACAATCACCAAGTAAGGGCAGTCGATTGGATGCGAGGTCTCGAAACGGGTCCAAGAATGCACGCAGAACAACCGAGGGGTGGGATTTTAGCGCACGAAATGGGGTTGGGCAAAACAATTACGATGCTGAAATACATAGAGTCTCAGGACGACGCACCGAGCCTGATTGTCACGCCCAAAAGCGTATTGCTGCACTGGCGCAGCGAAGCCATTGACAAGACGTCAGTCACATCGGAAGAGATCGTGGTGTACCACGGCAACCGACGACGGGAATCGGTATTTGGAGCGCAGACTAGAATCGTACTTACCACGTTTGACATTGTTCGGCTCGAACATCAGGGTAGTGGCCCCCTTTCGACCATGACGTGGAAACGAGTCGTGCTTGACGAAGCGCACCGTATCGCCGAGGCCGGGAGCAAGACGGCTTGTGCCATTCGCGCCCTCAAGTCACCAAATCGTTGGGCGATCACCGGAACACCCTTTCGAAATTGTTTGTCCGACATCATTGCCCTTTGCAAATTTGTAGGCGTGGCACCGTACCACCGCACCGAGTGGTGGCGCTCGCATGCCAACAACCCTACCAGCGTTCAAAAGTGGCGGGAAACATACATGAACATGCAGCCGAAAAATGTGCTGAACTTGCCCCCGGTGGTCGAACAAGAGATGAAGCTGTCCAAGACTCCGATGCACTGCGAGTTGGAAAAACACATGCATCGTTTCCACGGAAAAGATGGCAACCCGACCAACGGCACCGACAACGCCACACATGAGAACGAGCTACTCAAAATACTGAGAACTAGGCAGCTCTGCGACCATTTTGCCCTGCTGTTTCCCAAAAAATTTGTTAACTTTTTGGTTACCCCCGCCACGGTGGAGAACGACATGTGTCCGCTGTTCCCGCAGGAAAAGGCCGACTGCCGCTTTGCCTGCCCCCGCAACTGTCGAGTTTCTAGTAGCTGCCTCAAACAATGCCTGTTTTGTCCCAAATGCTGTCTGCTGCTGTCGCGGCGCGACGGAATGCTGGTTGACGGGTTTTGCCACAGCGAAAAGACGAGGGCGTTGTGTAAATTTGTCCGGCAGACGTTGCAGCAAGACAGCACCAGCAAATTTGTAGTGTTTTCGCAGTGGACGTCTTTTCTCGACGTGCTGCAACGGTTGTTTGATCACATGAACGTCAACTACATGCGGTTCGATGGCGCTGTCAACAGCATCGAGGAGCGATTTGAAGTCATCAACAAGTTTCAACAGGACCAGGACATTCCCGTGCTGCTCACGAGCCTAGGAGCAGGTGGAGAGGGCATTACGCTTACCCTGGCAAACCACGTCGTTCTCATGGAGCCGTACTGGAATTCCAGCATCGAACAGCAGGCGATCGATCGAGTTCATCGCATCGGACAAGTTCGAAACGTGCACGTGACGCGCATGTTCATGGAAAATACAGTTGAAACGTGGGTCAAGCAAATCAAGCAAGCCAAGCGCGTCGAATTGTCGGTGCTTTTGCACGGAGAAAAAAACAATGGAAGAGTCAATGTGAATTTTTCTTTGACTAATCGCAAAGTTGTGGCAAGCATGAAAGATACGTTTCACACGGTCCCAATAGATCTCCTCAAGTCGTTGCAAAAGCAAAATCGTAGAGATAAAAAACGTCGACACCATAATTTGTCCATGTTTGTTCGTGTGAAAAAAAATAAAAAGTAGTATGTCTTTTTTTATTATAGTATTATTGATGAATGGCGAAGCGGTGCCGACGGCGCACGGAGGCCAGCAGTTCGCTCAACTTCACATCCGCCGCCGCTTCGATTTCGGAGTCGCTGTACAGTTTTCGAGCGGCGTTGACGTACGCCAATGCAAACGAACTGTGCATCACCTTTTTCACGGTGTCGTTGTCTGTTTCGGATTTCGACGAATAATACGCCGCTTTTCGTATTAAACTACGCAGTTTTTGATGGCATCCGCGAGATGCCGCGGACCCCGTCCACTTTGAAAGCAAAGTCAATAAAATTAAGATGGACACAAGGGCTAGCCCGTATTTCACGTGGGTTGCAAGTAACATTTTTAACATCTTTAATTGATGGAAATATTTTTTTTAGCAGTTTTCACACACCACTGAAAAAAAATTTAAGTGGTAAATGACCTTTTGGAATGCTGAAACTTGCTCTTGGCATCGGCAACAATTGTATTGAAATAAATTGTCATGCGCTATTGGGTAATATGTCATGAAAAGAGGATGCAACACCGGTTCATATGTTTGTGGAAACGTGATCTGATCTTGTACAATTTGCCGGCGGTCGCATTGTTCATCGCAACTCATTTCGTCGTTGATTTGAACTGAAATGGGTGCCTTTTCGGACATTTCACAAATGTTTTTGTGTCTTGTGTACTTTCGCATGATTGTCGCGATGCGCTTCGACACAGCCTCGTGCGATTCGCGCTTCCCCCTTTTTTTTGTTTTTTTTTTCATTTTACTTCATATGATTTAAAAAATAATAGGAAAATACCAACGAGTGCACAGAAAAAACCAGGAATAAAATGAAGCGCCCGCTGCCGATCGTCAAGCGGCGGCGAAAGCGGCGGCGAAAGAATCGATTCATCTGCCAAGGCCAATGCGGCAAAGACGGGTGCACGTACGCTGCAGGGTACCCGAGCAATTTTAAAAGACACGTATCCACCGAAAGGTTTGTGTGCGAGCAGTGCGGCAAGGACTTCAGTTTCAAATCTAACATGTTGGCGCACCAGACAGCGAAGCACAACCGCTTGCCAAAAAAGAATTTGCGAAAACCTGATGCGATCGATCTGACCAACGAACAGTGGCAATTTCTCAAACAGATGGTGACCAGCTGTGTTCAACAAGACCAAGTTCACTCCAACGTGTCCGCGGCGGACCGAAAAAAACTCGAAAAAATGAGCAATGTCAATATTCACGACCTCACTGAGCAGCTGGCCCCACGAGCAATCGAAATGGTCAAGTTGGGGAGTCGCGACGACTTCGGTGGGTATTTAAAGAACGGCATACGGTTGCGGGCTTTCGGTGGGCTGTTCAAACTCTCGTTGGACCGTAAACGTAATCGCCACGCCAACGGCAAGCATTTCATCCACTTTCCCGATCCGAGCGACGTTTTCACCAACATCCGTTTGGTGGCGATGTGCTCGAACGTGGGTCATTGCGACCCGTTTGACATTGATCAGGTGCGTGTTGAGATGGCCAAACACGACAACAAATGCGACGATGAATGCAACAACGAGTCGACGGCCGCCCGCGAGTACGAAAGCAAAACATGGCGCAAAGGAAAGCCGACGACGCTGTACAGACACGCCCAAAACTTTCATCGCAAAGACGAGGCGTGCCGGCAATGCTTTGAGACCGCGAACGACTACTGGCGGCACCTGCGACAGCTGCTGGAGGAGCAGCGCGGGCGGTGCTCACTCAGTGGGATTTGTCTTCGCACCAACGCCGAAGCTGACAGGTGTTTCCTGATGTCTCCCGACGCCATCGATCCTCTGAAGGGGCACGTCCCGGGCAACCTTCGTCTGGTGTGTCGGTTTTTGAACCCGATCGACCGCAGCAAACAAAAGACGGTCGACGATCCTTTTGACGGACCGGCCCAGTGGACTCGGTCGCTGATTGTGCAGTACTATTTTGGTGGTCGTGGTACGTCACCGAAAAAAATAATGTTGCCGTAAAAAGAAAACGGAAAGATGTCAACAGATCAAAATATCAACATCAAACGGTTTGATCCCAGTAGATTGGGAAAGGAGACAACTATTCTTTTGATTGGAAAAAGAAATACGGGCAAGTCGACACTTTTACGAGACTTGATGTACCACATGAAAGACAAGCTTGATTTTGGAGTGTTGATGTCGCCGACCGAGGAAGCTACTGGCGACATGAAGGACCTTTTGCCGGCCCCATGCATCTACAATTCGTTCAATTCGACGGCTGTAGATGTCTTATTGGACGTTCAAAAACAAACGGTCAAAACTGGAAATTTCAAAAGTGTATTTTTAATTACCGACGACTGCATGTACGACAAAAAGGTGATGAAAACGCCACAAATGCGAGCCATTTTCATGAACGGCAGGCACCGGAAGCTCTTTTACATCAACTGCATGCAGTACATGATGGACTTGGGTCCTGAGTTACGATGCAACACGGACTACGTGTTCGCTCTCCGAGAAAACATCATTTCGAATCGTGCAAAACTGCACCAATTTTTTTTCGGTATGTTTGATACGCTTGGTAGTTTCTCAAAAGTCTTCGATAAATGTACACAGGGATACGAGTGTATGGTTCTGGATAACACGGTGCGTAGCAACAACGTCGAAGACTGTGTATTTTGGTATCAAGCTGAGCACAACTTGCCGAAGTTTCGCATGTGTAAACCAGTATATTGGAGATTATCTGACAAATACAATAGAGATGACGATGATGACGACCAACCGGTGGTTGGCGTGGCCGAGCGCGCGCTGCTGAAGAATTCGGCAAACAAAACAGGTCTGACGATAGTCAAAGAGGGAAAAAAGCCTTCCTTTTTTTAAAATAAAATCTAAAATAACCAGGGCAAAAAAAAATACTCCTTAAATTATCACCAAAGGACAAAAAAAAATGTCCCGCGATTGGTTGTTGTGTTTACCCGACCACGTATTAACCACTCATGTGTTTACGTACTTCAGCTTCAGAGACTACGCGTTAGTCAGTTGCGGCGCTCGTTATTTGTGTGTTCATTGGGTAGCAACGAACCAACGAGAGCCGTGGCCGTTACATGTACCAGAAGATGCTAATTTGGAGGAAGCAGTGTCTCTGGTCGCCCTAGACAAACGAATCGACACCATTGTAATAGGTCAAGGCCACCACCGAGTGACAAGCAACTACTTAAAGGTGGCCACGTCGGTGCGCCTTGTGGGTCGTCAAAACGTACCGAGAAAAAAAATTGTGATCGTCGGTGGCATTTGGATAAAGCCACGTGAGCGAATAAATGGAAATGTTCACTTGGAACACCTGACTGTGCGTTCGGCGAAGTTCCACGGGGTTTTTTCACAGTCCCCTTTCACGATGGAGGACGTTCTTGTAGAGAAGTGCGGCGGCGACGGTGTGTGCGCATACTCATTGTCATACGTGTCGAACCCGGTCGTTGGTCGATGCACTAATGTCGAAGTTCGTCACTGCCACGAGAGTGGAGTGTGTGCTTGCCACGGTGCGAAACTGTTATTGATGGGTGAACACACTAAGGTTCACGACAACTGCACAAACGGATATGAAGGGCACGGGTTGGAAGTGTACAACGTTGGTAGCGACGGTAACCCGTCGAGAGTTCAACTTGTGTCTCCGCTGACAAAAGAAACGGTATCGTTTGACAATTCTGGGAACTTTAACTGGGGCAGTTCATATGCCGCCAACGTCAGTGAAATCAAGACGATTAAAATTTAAATAACTTCAGGGGCAGGACTACCCCCCTCTGTCCGTCGCTGAGTTTGTGCAGTGCAGAGTGCAGGTCATATATGTATTATATTTGGAGTTACTCATTGCACACTAGTTGCACACACTCTTTGCACAGCATTCTCACAGTAAAAAAAACAAAAAACCAGGATTCTATTTTTTTCCACCTGTCAACATTTTTTTTCATTTATTTTTCTGATGAAAGATGCCCCCCCGTTCGACAAAACAATGACAAGAAGCATCACGACATCGCCGGAGACAGCAATGGTGACAGATGACCAAGACCCAACGATAAATTTGAGAAACCAGGTACAAAGCCAAAACATATTGACAGGCAAGAGAAGAAGAAATCAGACAAAAAAATATGTACACCCCGACGAGGGGGACGTGCTGAAAATGCATTTTCTCGACCCGGATGTCTTTTCAGAAGAGGAGCAAACTTGTTCCGACAACGAGGACAACGAGGACGGTCAGGACGGTCAGGACGGTCAGGACGGTCAGGATGAGGATTCTGGCAGTGAGTGGGAGGAGAACGACAACACATGTCCATGGATGACAGAAGGCGATGACGACTGTGACGAAAAGAGTGGAAGCGACACATATGACAGTGACAACAACACGGACGACAGTGACAACGACACGGACGATGACGACGACGAGAGAGCATGCAAGCGGCGGAAGACAGTAGAATAAACATACAAAAACAACTGGAAAAATAACTTGTACTTACTTTTTTTGTGTGTAGTTTTGCATATTTATTTGTGGAAACCAGGAAAGAAGTCTAAATGCAAATAGCCGCAGCCAACTTTTACAAAGTTCATACCTCTTCCGGGGCAATGACGATTTGCGGCGACACAATAAGTTCAGTGAAAGTGCAAGTAGTTGACTTGAATAAGGTAATGTCTGTGTTGGAGATTCAAAAGAGTTCGAATGGAAGAATAAACAAAGCGATGTCGAACACAGACGAAGTAAAGGTCTTTGCTGAGAATGATGGAACGTATTACGATTGGGGAAAATACAACTTCAACAAAGAATTCAATCACTACTTCGAACTGAGAAAGCAGGAGGTAAAAAAAAGAACGGCGGACGACGATGGCGTGTTAACACGCTCTCAGAGCAAGCGTCGGAACACCAACTCCGGAGCGGAGACGTACCCCCAAACGTCGGCCGACATGGCACTGACTACTCACTACAGTGGTATAAAGTTTCGGTCACGCCTCGAGGCCCGAACCGCAGTGTTCATGGACTCTGTGGGGGTGCAGTGGAAGTACGAGGTGTTTACCTGCCGGTTTCCGGAAGGTTTGTCAAAAAGAACCTACACACCCGACTTTTTTCTGCCAGACCAGCAGATGTTTGTTGAAATCAAACCGGCGTTCCCACACATTGATGAGATTAAGGCTTGTGAAATGTTTGTTAAGACTACCGGAATGCCAATCGTTCTTCTGTACGGATCGACATTGGGTGCACCCTACAGGAGCTCCGCAGACGACGGGGGTCGATACTACGCTCACGCAGAGGTGCAACGCGGAATGATGTGGGACATCGACGGGGAGCTGATAGGAGGACACGTAGTGTGGGTGATGAATGAGACCGGGGCCGTCGAATTGGGTGCCGTGCGCAGTACCGAGGACGAGCGGTGGAACAATTCCACCATTTTAAACCAACTTCGGATGGCGGCGACGCATTCTTTTGCAAGCTGAAACCGACGGGGTGGCATGCCAGCCAAGAAGGTGATTTTGTTTTTCCAAAAAAAATGTAGCGGTATTATTAAAACAACAACGTAGAAAATCGGAACAATTGTAACAGTTTAAATTGACATGAAATTGTCTCGGTATTTGTACGACACGTCCTCTTGGAGCTTTCTCTTTATTTTAACAGCTCTCGTTACCTTTGGCAGCACGTACTGCATTTCGCTGTACCGCCACGACATCACAATGAGAAATTTTACACTGTCGCAGAGTATTAACAAGTCCAATGATGGAAGCACCGTGGCGATGCGAACCGGGCAATTTGGAATCACGTTGACCGCGACCCTTCTGTTGCTGATGGAAGTCTCGAGAAAGCAGAGCCATTTTTTCCCCCGCATGTCGTGTGTCGCAATTATTGCCGCGCTGATGATCTCCGTGGCGTTTTCTCCGCTGTATACGTCCAGCGACCGCCACTTTAACTTGGCGGCGATACTGTTTTTAATGATTGTGTGTTACACTGTGATGTACGCCATGATAACCAAAAATCCTCTCATTTACTGCTTGCTTATTGCTCAGGTCGTTGCTTTGGTAAGCATGTTTTACAGCAAACGCAACGGCGACTGGACTATGTTTTCGGTCACTGAAATCACAGCCTCGACTTTGATGCTGGTCTTGGTTGCGATTTTGGCCGACCCTTATTTCATGCATCAGGAGATTGGAAACTTTACCGCCACAGGTCGAGCACTTATCACAGGAAAATCGGGCGGGTGCAATACCGATCGAGGGTGGTACAACACAATTTGACAACATAAGATGAGTGTGTCTCTGGAGTTATCAGAAGCATACATGTACATTTTTTATGTTATTTTTTGTTTTATTTATGGCATTACTATTTTTTTAAAGTGGTCTGTGCTTTGCGGCGCTGTGTTTTCTTTCAGTCGTCATCGTAGTCATCGGAAATTTTGGCAGAGAGAATCGCGGTCAGGTACGATTTGTCACCGAGCGGCACTTTCAATCGTAGCGGTTGGTCGGGGCACATGCTGATGCAAACGTCTTTCTGATCCATTGGCTTGGTGAGAGAGTTCAAGTAGTCCACCGAAAAATCTTCTCGGTACAATTCCTTCGTTTTTTCCTTTTCCTCCTCCTCGTGTGCCTCGTCAGCGTTGTCCATCTCGACGTCTTGGTCTTTGAGCTGAATGGCAAACTCGCCCGTTTCTTCGTCGTCTTCCGTGGTGTGGCTTTGAAACTTGATTTGCACGGTCGCTTGCTCGTCGCCTTGCGCCGAGGCAACAAACGCCAACTTTTTACCAACACTCAACACTTGAAACGTCACGTCCGTGGCCTTGATGCTGTTGACCAGTTTGATGAAAGACTTAAGTTTTTTGCAGTTCAAATGCACTTCAATGAGAGACATAATGTTTTTCAGACACGGCTTCTGGTATTCACCTTCAATCAGAGCAATGGTGAAACTCTGCTCATTCCCAGAGTCATCCTGGCCCAACATCTTCAGCTTGTTGTCCCGTTTTTCCAAGACAAGAATGGCTTTGGGGTCCACTTCTGCGACAAAGTCGTGAAATATAGCGGTGTTGACACAGAATGACATGTTTTCCGCAGCGCCGAACACCGGGACGCTGCACCCAAACTTCATGTCGATAGCGCAGACAAATGCTGAATCAATTGAGAACAGCGAAATTCCCTCAAAGTCAGGGGTTTTTTCCACGTGAAAGTGCGCCTTCGAAATGATCCCCTTCAATATTCCGAGAACTCGTCGAAACGACTGAGGATTGGTGATTGTCATGGATGCGTCCGGGGGTGGCCGTTGCTTTTGCTTGGCGTGAGAGGACTTTCTCTTTTTGGTGGCCGGCTCTTCCATGTGGGTGTTTTTTTTTCTTTTTGTCCCTGGTTTTTTCTGTTTTTTTTTTTCTGTTCTTGCAGCCTCAGCCCCCTGGCAAGCGGAAAGAGCAGTATAAGGTACTTAACAGTTACTATTGCAAGCAAGACTTTTTGAGGAATGTTCAGTTAAAATCACTGGTACGCTTCTTTGGTCACAAACTTTGTGCAGGAGAAATAGCAGGTACTTAAGCAGCGGCACAATATTTTCTTGGACACTGGTAAAATAAGCCAAAAAATAAGCCAAAACTGAAATCTGAAAAGGCTGTACGTCATCTCATACTAATACAGTAATTGAAATGTCCTGCTCCTTGACACCGAGTCCCGACAGGCTCGACCTGTCGCCATCGGTGTGGGGACGTAAAACGTGGGCGTTTCTCTGGGCGTCGGCACTCAGCTACCCCGAAACACCGTCTGAGCACATTAAGCAATCTTACCGCACCCTGTTGCACCATCTCCCCACATACTTGCCGTGCGCAAGCTGCCGCCATAACTCCACGACGGAGCTGTCGCAAGTGGACGTGAACGATGCCGTCAGTAGTGGTGTGGCGTACCGGCGATGTATCCTGAGTTTATACAACTCCGTCGCCACTCGACTTAACCATCGTCGACTCATTGACGCAAACGACGCTACTTCGTACCTGCTACTTTCTTCCCCGCCACAGCGCTTCTGCGCCGACGGTACGGCCGTTACATTGATTGTGGTAGTCGTTGTGCTGGCCCTTAGTTTGGTCGCAATCCTGTGGTCGCGCGGTGGTGTAAGAATAAAATAATTAAAATAATTTCTCAAGAAACAAAAAGCAGCGTGAGTTGTAGATGTCGCAACCAGGATTGTTTCGACCATATGTGTCTACCGTGAACGGAAAGCCACACCCTAGTCCGGTAGTCGAAAGCACAAGCCTGTCCCACACACCGCTGCCACCGCTGCGGTACGAACTGAGTCTTCCGGAACGCTGCAAACAAAATGTCAGCGCGTTGCAGCTCGAAACGGTCGCTTATGCTGGACAGAGCCTGTTGGAGGTATATAGTGACGGTCGCAGAAGTGGTTTCTTTCTCGGGGACGGCACTGGCGTGGGCAAAGGCCGCAGCATAGCGGCCATTTTTGTGGACCAGATGGCCCGGCACATTGCGGAGGGACAAAGCCCGCATCAGTTTCGGGCGTTGTGGGTGTCTGTGAACATGGAATTGAAAGACGCCGCGAAGGCCGACATGCTTGACGTTTTGAGAAACAGTGACTTCAAGCTTTCCTATGTCGATTGTGTGACTGGCGAGGACGGCGGGTGGGCGTTTTGCACGTATGCTTCGCTGTCCAGAAAGAGTGGGAAAACCATGAGGGACATTTTGCGATGGATAAGTGGGGCGACAAACGCGGTCGTTGTATTTGACGAAGCTCATCGTGCAAAGAACCTCGACGCAAACAGAGACAACAACATTGGAACGTCGTCCCGTGGCACCCTCACCGCGAAGGCGGTCATGCATTTGCAAAGGAGCCTGCCGGACGCCGCCGTAGTATACGCAAGCGCGACCGCGGCCTCAGAAGTGCACCACATGGCCTACATGACCCGACTGGGGCAGTGGGGCCTACCGGACTCACAGTTTACCACCTTTAAAAAATTTCACGATGCCCTGCGACGTGCGGGTATCGCGGCCATGGAGTTGTTTAGTTGTCAGTTAAAACAGCAGGGCAAGTACGTGGCTCGCACACTGTCGTTCGACCAGCTAAGCTTTGACGTCCGTGGTGTGGAACCGACGCCGGCACAACTCGCGCTCTACCGGCAGTGTACAAAAATTTGGGTCGAGCTGATTAAGCACGGAGCGTCGTGGACAGCGCACCAAAGATTTTTCAGGCAACTTTTGGTAGCGTTCAAAGTACCTGAAACAATTGACACGATTCGGCAATTTCTCGACCAAGACTGCTCCGTCATCGTCGGCGTGCAGAGCACGGGGGAAGCGAACAGCGGCGGCGGCGCGGCGAACGGCATACCGTTGCATGATATACCAAGCACACTTCATGCAGAACTGCAAGCCCAGGTGACCCCGCTATTGAACCTATCCAACGACGACCGTTCTTGCCTGATCGCCAGCATCGACGCATTGAACCTACCCTCCAACACCATCGACGTTCTTGTGAACCACTTTGGGCGAGATAACGTCGCGGAAATTACGGGAAGACGGGCCAGATTTGAAAAGACAAACGACGGCACGTTTGTTCGCGTCTCCAGAAAAAAACGAAAAAGAGGCTTGTCCACCCTAAATTTGCAGGAGAAGGAGCGGTTTCAAAACGGCAGCGCCACCGTGTGCGTCCTTAGCGAGGCAGGGTGCACTGGAATCTCCCTCCATGCCGACAAGTCGCTCGATGGCGTGGCACCACGACAACGTATCCATATTTTCTTGGAATTGCCGTGGAGCTGTGACATGTTTTTGCAGCAGAGTGGCCGTGTGCACCGGAGTAATCAACACTTCGCTCCAAAGTACATTTTGATGGCTTCCAACGTCCCGGGTGAGCAGCGATTCGTCGCCAGCATCACGGCAAAACTGCAAAGTTTGGGGGCTTTGACCGTAGGCAGTCGCGACGCCTCCCACATTGCCGCTGGAAGCCTGAACAAGTACAACGTAATCACCCCGCACGGCAACCGATGTGTGAGAAAAACAATGCACGAGCTCGTCGAGCAAGTCGCGTTCGAACGATCGCACGCCATCGCATGTGTTTGCGATCTCCCGGACATCGACGCAACCCACGCCAAATGGCTGTTGCGTCTGCGACGTCATGATGTTTTTCGACCGAAATACGTGGCAATTGCGGCCAAATGCATTGACAGCATCGCCACGCACGACGACGACGACATGGTGGAGCGTTGCTTGACGTGGTCGAGCTCGCTCGACAGCTATTACGCCGCGCTCCGAACAAGCTACTGTGACGTGACGGGATTTTACCGCCAAGACAGCAACGCGTGTGTCTTTGTGTGTGCATTGAACGCCGAACGGTTTACCTGCATCTACATGCACGGCGAGAGAAGGGAGGGAGAGGTGCTGACGGTGTCCGCGAACGAGATCTCACTCTGGCTGGATGCCCTGCAATACGTTCGAATTCGGGACATTCGCGACGCCTGGCAGGCATGGTCGCCGGAGTCGCTTCTGCACCAAGTGACTCGAAGCTATCAATTGCTGTCACAGAAGTCCGTGCTGCCAAGGAGTGTGGGGTGGTCGAAAGAGTCTCACGTCGCATTCCCCGCAAGGTTCAAGTCAGCCGTGAGCGAAATGGTGCGCCTACCATTAGCGCCGAACGTGTTGCAGGAAATATTTGCGTACGGCTCGGCTTGGCACGGCGTGAATTATCAAAACATTGTTTGTTTATTTGCAGGGCTCCGACTCAGCTGTCAAAAGCTGCTCAAGATGAGTGTCAAGACGTTTTTGAACAAGTTGTTGGCTATCGACATCCAAACTCAGCGAAAACTGATGAGGTGGTTTCGGTCGACGATGGCCGACGAAGCGAAGGGCGACCGTCGTCGCATAACGCTGGACAACGTTGCCGAGGTCGAACGGCGATACTTGCGATCGGACTGTGGAATCGAAATCGTACTAGTCACCGTGGAGCTGCCAGCAAAAAAAAGACTGTCGTGGGATGCATTAATGGAGACGGTGGGCGCCAGGACGTTCAAAGTGTTGGTGCAAAAGCATTCAAAGAAAGTGATGTGTGCCGTGCAAACGGTCTTCGACTGGCAAACCTACCGATGCTCGAGTGAAAAACCACAGCCTTTACGATCTGTTGAAAAGTTTGATGAAGTTGGGGTTGAACAAGCAAAGGCCGCGTGGAAGCACCAACACATTGCACTTCAACAAAAAGACGCTCGGCGAGTCAGAAAGACACTGACGATATTGGTCGGGCCGATCATGCGTTGTTGGGTCGTGGCCAACAGCGTCATGAACGACATTGAAATATTGACCGCGAAAACAGCAGCAAACCAATTTTTTTCGGGAATTCTGATTCCACAGTCCAAAATTGTGTCCGTGATACGAAACATTTGAAAAATAAAAAAGAATAGGAAAAGTACCGGCGCAGCAACATCATGATTTGCGTGTACCTGCTTCAGAGCGGTAGACGTACCTACGTCGGTGCCACGGTGCGTTTTGGTCACCGCCTGCGGCAGCACAACGGCGAGCTGGTTGGCGGTGCAAAGTACACTCGAGGAAGACGTTGGGTCTGTGTGCTTCGTGTTGAGGGGTTTCAAACCTTTCAGCAGGCGTTGCAATTCGAGTGGAAGTTTAAGTTTTTGACGAAAAAGCAACGGGGTGCCGGCTCCGCGCTAAAACGACGGTGGCAAGCCCTCGACGTGTTGTTGGGGCTTGTGAAGTGGACGTCAAATTCACCGCCGGCGAAGGACATTAAGTTGATACTCAAAGTATTATCTGCCCCTCCGATCCGTCTTCGTTGTCTTCCGTCTCACGTTGCTTTTGCCGTCGCTTTTCCCTCAACACTCGTTGCAAATATTGCACAGAATAGTTGGGGTAGCACTTGACCGTGGTTAACACCTGCCCTGTGACGGGAGAGGTAATCGATTGATTTCTTTGATTGCAGTGACGGAACCACTGGTAGATGGCAATGAATTCGTAGGTATGTCCGTCGGCGGCCACGACGGGCCTCTCGAACTCCTCGTGCGTGATGGGGCAGGTAATCATTGGTACGATGTTTTTGACTTGATCCAAATAAGAGTTGTTGTAAAGAGTTACATGTACGAGGGGATTGATCACGTCGATGGTAATGTGGTTGTCTTCCTGCAAATAAAAGTTTGACAAACAACTGCCCATTTTTTTTTACTTTTTTTTTTACTGTACACATTTATTTTTTGTTCAACATATTCTGTTTCATATGCAGCGCTTGTTCGATCCGAGTCTTCTTCTCTTGCGTTTCTAACCGATGCATTTCACCCATGTCCAACTGCTCCAAATCGACCATGCACATTTGGCGAAGCAGAGGATGCTTAGCATTGGGGTTGCTGTAGTTCTTGGCAACGTACTGTCGAACGCTGTCCTCTTCTTCTCGCACAACGTCACAGAGTTCGGTGCATATGGTTGCGGCAATATCCAACTCTGTTTTGTTTCTGTCCGAACGCTTGGCCGGCTGTCGCAGTTGCTTGCGAAGTTTTTGCCGTTTTCTCTCTGGCGAATCCGGAAACAGTACCAAATGCAACTCCGGAGGAAGCGGCTTGCAAGGACTACGCCAATGCTGGCACTGCACGCTGCAGGAGTGGTTCTCGGTGCGGCTGTAGCATCCTTGGGCCACGCCGTCCGGGGTGACGGTAAAAAAAATGTGGTTGCTGCTGTGGTTCTCGTTCACGTTGAGGCAATAGTGCGCTCCAAAGCCTCTAACGTCAATACGGTACTCGATTTGTTTTGACTTGTTGGCGGTGCGCCGTATTTTTCTAATCTGTATTTTCGAATAAAGTGGTTCGTTGTCATCGCTCAAAAACGACGTCCGAATGGTCTCTAACAGGCGCACCGCCACTTCCGTGTCCACACCGACGTTGTCACAAAATTTTCGTTTTTTGGCTCCTTTTCGGTCGTCTTGAAAAATCGGGTTTTGGAACTGCAGGTCTCGGTGGCCGTCTTTTTTGCGCTGCTTCAGGCGACCCTTAAATGGCTCGTCGTCGTAGTGTACGGCCACCGCGTCCCGGGGAGAAGTGTACCCGACCGTCAGGGAAGTGGACAGATTTCGGCGGACGCTGCTGAGACAGACGGCTTGCTCCACATTTTCCGGTTTGCACATGCGACTGCTCAGTGGATTAATCTTGTCACCGTTCCGGTCGATCACGGCTTCCGGCATGTACTTGCGGTTCGAGGACAGCCAACGCGTGCCGTGACACATCATGCACGACCCTCGGCCACCACACTTACACTTTTTGGCTTTGTACGAACCCAACATGCGAAACCCGTTCTCGCGCAGCACGCACTCGTCGACCGCGTCGTCAAAGCTGTTCATGGGGGGTCGTCGGTGTCCCAGATTACTGCGCAGCGTTTCGACGGCATAGGCTCTCATATGTAGCGCCCGCTTCTTGTCGACGATCAAGTACGGCCACACGACGTGGTACCCCGTTTTTTGGCACAGGGTCTTGCCGTCCGACCCAATCTTTTCAACCGGAGTCGAATTCAAAATCATGGCGTGAAACGTTTTGTCACATGCGTTGGGATAGTGGCTGTGAAACGCGTCACCGACGTGCCGAAGTACTTGGACCATAAAGTCTAGCGTCACGACGTCCGGTTGCACCCAGTCGAAATCGATGTGCATGGCAAACAGCTCGGTTTTGCGTTCAATCAAATACAAAGGACACTGGTTGCGCAGGTCACGAGCGTACAGTTTCAAGAACTGCTCCTCTTGCTTGTCCGTCGTCAGTCGAACCTTCCACCCGTTCAAGCTGTAGTGCGTCGCCACTTTGTCCTCGTGGACCGACAGCATGAGACCGTTTTGTCGCAAGTACTCCTCGGTGTGTGAAAAGGGCATCGCGACCAGACACCACTGCGGACAGTGTGCGGGGTGGGGTCAAAAAGTAAAAAAGTCAAAAAGGAAGCTGCTGCACTCTATTAAAACTATTGCTGTTTTTGATTCCTGGATTTTTTTTTTCCAGTGTTTGTTCCTGTTGTGTTGCTGGCTCAAGAATTTGAGGTTACCCAGGTTTTTACCCAGGTTTCAATGCCAGGTAGTAAAAAAATACTATTTTTGTTTTGGGGATTTGCTGATTGTCAAATATATTGAAAATTTTTGTTTTCTCACATCCAAACTAGGATGAACAACAATTCTAGTTTTGATCTCCAAATTCACGTTCCGGTAGAATTAGACTACTCGTCCATCAGGGACCTGCTGTGCGAGATTGTTCACACGCCCAATTTTTTTTCGGCGCAAAACAGACATCAGTTTGTGGAAGAATTTTTGGCGCTTCGCTTTGAGGGGATCGACCGACCAAGAGAATTGGAATTTGTGTGCACTACTTTGCGACGCAAATTGACAACCTGTCAAAAAAAATTTGTGCGAGTTTGTTCGCGCTTCAGAACTACCAACGGTGAGATTTGCAGCATTTGCCGAGTCAAAACACACCCGTCCAAGCATCCCGTGAAGCTGCTGTGCAACCATGTGTTTCACCAATCGTGCATTCTGAAGTGGTTTGAGCACCGACACAACTGCCCCATGTGTCGACGACAGGTGGCGCTTCCACCACCAGGAGCACTGAATGTGGAGGGTTATTTGTTGCACCCGGTCGATTCAAAATGAATTCGCTTGCGTGGTCAAAATAAATGATTTTTTTTTTTTGCACATAGATATTAAAGTACTTTTGCCTTGCTTGTATAAGAGTGGACACCACCCAAAAAAATAATTTAAAAATGTACATTTTTGTATTTTGTACTTCTGTGATGTTTAGCTGTTTATTGATACCAAAAATGTGGTGTTTTTTTCGATCTACGCCATCGGCCGTAGCTCGTCGTCACCGGCTCCGTTCCTCATCACATCGGTCCTCACCGACGACGCGCACGGACACACCACTACAGCCTCTGACGGAGTTGAATGCCGGCACAACCTCGTACGACTTTGTGGTTGTGTCAGACGGCCAGCTGCACCGAGTCCTAGTCGCCGCTGTCCTGTCAAAGTGCGGCTACCGAGTGGCGCTGCTCGAGCAACGAAAGTCTCTAGGTAGGACCGTGACCGACCAAGGGGTGGACGTGATGGATTTTAGCGTCGACGCTCTCACGCGGCAAAGGGGAGTTCTTGCCTTTCTCGGTGTCGATCTGCAAATGCTGCCCTACGGCAACAACGCAAACTCGCATGCGTTTGAGGAGGTGCACTTTGACAATGAGAAACCACCGTTTATCAAACGGTTGGGTGCCGTGGTGAACGACCTACAGGGGCGGTTTCCGAACTCTCGAGTCCAGCAGTTTGTGTCGTTTCACCGCACGGACCGTTGCGGCACAGTCGTGGCCCGACTCCTGTGGTGGTTGGGGTGCCACCGGCCTGTGCCCCCCGTCGACAAGTCGTGTCATCGGGTGCTGGTGTCTGGGGTCGACGACAAGTACTGCCTGGTGGGTGGCGTGGCTCCGGTCGTCAAAGATTTACTGGACGTCATTCGTGGGGGGGGGGGGG